TTTTGGTCAATTATTCGGTTCTTGGGGTGGTTTGGCAGTTATTCCAGATGTAGATGATTTTGAAATTATAAAGAAGGCATAATAATGTTTAAAGCAAAACGAATTGACAACGGCAACATCGAAACAATCCTTGCGGTCGACTACAACGATACCTTCCATCAAACTTATTTCCTTGTTTGGTCTGCGGCCGCATGGAGATGGCGGCCAGCGCATAAGTATGTACCGCCAAATGTTGACCCCGGCGCACTCAACAAAATAAATGTGCGTACGGAGATTGCACAAGCAGGTGATTTAATTGATGAGGACACACCGTTTTAATTATGGATACACTAGGATTAATATCATATTATCTAAATAACATAGCAATAGCAATAGGTATTATAAGTATATGCTATGTTTTATGGATAAGAAATAAAGATTATGGAGAAAATTTGACTATGGAAGAAAATCCAATTACAATTACAATTGACAATTATTGTGGACAAAAAATTACATTCACTGCATCAAAAGACGCAAGAGTTGAAACCTTACTAAGTATTGATGGTGCAAAAGTTGTGGGCTTTGACATTGATGTAAGAGATGATGATATACTAATTGAAAAAGAGGATTTACCGGCTTAAATCTATATACTATCCATTTATTCCGGTGACTTATAATTAGAAGAAATAAATGGAGGATTTAGTAATGCCGAATCATAATTTTATAGATGAAACAGGAAAACAATATGGTGAATTAACCGTATTATATAGAGCAGAAAATAATAAATCTGGTCGCGCCATGTGGCATTGTCGTTGTTCTTGTGGCAACGAATTAGATGTATTAGGTAAAAACCTTCGTAATGGAAATACCAAATCATGCGGATGTTACCAACGTAGACGCGCGGCCGAGTCAAATATGGAGCGAGTGGGTTCCTTAGTAGGACAAAAATTCGGAAAACTTTTAGTATTAGAGGAATCAGGATTTCTTACTCATCCAAATGGAAGACGTAGCCGATTATATAAATGTTTATGCGATTGTGGTAACTATTGTGAAGTACAACATCAATATTTAGCTTTTGGTGACACTACAAGTTGTGGATGCATTCGTTCAAAAGGAGAATTTCAAATTGCTCAGTTGTTGAGAGAGCACAATATAAATTTTCAACAAGAATATATTTTTGATGATTTAAAAGACCAATCGGCTTTACGATTTGATTTTGCTATTTTTAATCAAAATAAATTAGTATGCTTGATAGAATTTCAAGGAGAACAACATACTTCTTCTTCTAATGGCTTCTATAGTGAAGATTTAATTAGACACGATAAACAAAAAGTTGAATATTGTAAACAACACAATATTCCCTTATATCATTTATACTATAAAGACAAAGCAAAAACGCAAGTTACATGGAATGATTTATATAACATAACAGAAATACAGGAGATAGTTAATGGATTATAATGCACAATCAATAGAGCAATTAACCTTCAGAGAGGGGGTTCAGCGTAGGATAGGCATTTATCTCGGCTCCGCAGACCATACCGGTGTTATTGCGGGGCTTTTGGAGTTGGTAAATAATGCAACCGATGAAGCGCTTGTCTGTCCTACTGCAACAAAAATAGAAATAGAGATTGGTTCAGACTGGGCAAGTTGTCGAGATTATGGCCGTGGTATGCCGCACGGTCCAAATGATTTCTCCAATGAAGTAATGATAAATCTTCTAACTGAGAACCACTCGGGCGCAAAATTTGATGACAACGCATACGGCGGTAAGTCGCGTGGACTTAACGGAACCGGCAGTGCCGCAACGTGTTGCTCATCTGATTGGTTTAAAATATCAAGTTACCGTGACAATGCAGAGTGGTATATGGAATTTTATAAAGGTATTCCAAAATGGGACAAATGTCAAAAGAAACCACTTAAAACTGGCTGCGCGCAGGGTACGTATATCGTATACAAACCAAGCCAAGACGTTTTTAACGCTGAACCAATACATTTTGACTTTGATGAAATTTGTAGTATAATAGAAGAGTATTCATATTTTAACAAAGGCGTTCAATTTATCGTTACCAATGCGGAAACTAAAGAAAAGAAAAGTTACCTTAGCAACAATGGTTTAATGGATTTTGCTGACACAAAAGTACCGAAACGAATCCATAAACATCCAATTCATATTCAAACTACTGAAGATGATATTGATATTGAAATCATACTCAATTGGACTACTGGTAGAGAAAAGTTTTATCTCTTTTCAAATGGTGGCGAAAATGAAAATGGCGGCACTCCAATTACAGGTATTAAGACAGCATTAACTAACTTCTTTAAAAAGAAAGTTAAAGACTTAGGTTCTGGTGATGTGGTGCGCGCAGGCTTAGTTTATATATGTTCGGTTAATCTTAAAAACCCAATTTATGATGGACAGACCAAAAATAAGATTACTAATCCAGAACTTAGGGGCTTGGCGCAAAGATGTACCACTCAAATGTTAGATGATTTCAGTCGTAGGTATCCAGGTGAATTCGACCAAATAGTTGAACTGCTTACAAAAGAACTCAAAGCTGAACGTGCTGCAGAGAAAGCGCGCAAGCAAGTCCTTGAAGCATCGAAAGAAATTGAAAAGAATCAGAAGAAAAAGGTTTTTGCTTCAGATAAACTCAAAGATGCAGAGTTTCTTGGACCAAACTCAACACTTCTAATTGTAGAAGGTGACTCTGCTTTAGGTGGTATGGCACAGGCGCGCGATTATACTAAATATGGACTACTTGGTATAAGAGGAAAGATGATTAATTGTCTCTCCAATCCAGAAGAAAAGATTTATAACAATGAAGAAATTAAACTTCTTTTAAGTGCGATGAATATAATACCAGGTAAATATAACGCTTCAAAACTGCGTTATGGTAAATTAGGCATATGTACTGATGCTGATAGTGATGGATATCATATTGGTTTGCTTATTATGGCTGCTTTAACTTACCTTGCTCCAGAATTTATTAGAGAAGGGCGTCTTTGTTGGCTTCGCGCGCCACTACATATAGAAACCTATAAAGGTAAAGAAAATTATTATTTTACTGATGAAGAATTAGCTGAAGCAAAAAGAAAAAATAAAATTAAGGGGATTATTTCTCGTAATAAAGGATTAGGAGAAATGGATTCTGAAACCGCAAGAATTTCAATGTTCTCTCCAGAGTTTCAAAGATTAGAAATAATGGAGTATACTCCCGAAGCAATTGATTTGTTATATGATTTAATGGGAGAAGAAGTAGAACCTCGCAAAAAATTTATAATGAGTAAAATTGATTTTAGCACAATAAGGGAGTAATAATGAGTGAATTAAAACAAATAGTAAATGATTCGTTCGTGCAATACGCAGGTGCAGTTTTACAATCGCGCGCGCTTATAGATGTACGTGATGGAATAAAGCCTTCTGCACGACAAATTTTATATTCTTTATATGATGATAAATTTTATCATAATAAACCATATAAAAAGACTTTAAAGGCAGTTGGTTCTTTGGCGCGTTTTTATATCCACGGCGATTCTTCTGCGGTGGGAGTATTAATGCGTCTAGGACAGCCTTTTGCTATGCGTTACCCACTTACTGATATTCATGGTAATTGCGGTAATCTAATGAAAAGTGGAAATTGGGCACATCAAAGGTATACAGAAACTCGTTTATCTGCTCTAACAGAGCAAGCCTTTAAAGATATAGAAAAGAATACTATAGCCGAATGGCGTGATAATTATGATGATACTGAACAGTATCCATCTGTAATGCCTTCTAAAGGATTTTATAATGTATGCAATGGCGCTATGGGAATTGCAGTTGGTGCGGCCTGCTCAATTCCGCAGTATAACCTGTGTGAAATGAATAAGGCGCTCGAACACCTTCTTCTCAATCCAGACTGCGACTTTGAAGACATATACATAGCACCAGACTTTGCTACCGGCGCAGTGTTATTAAATGAAGATGAAGTTAAGGCCTCAATGAAAAAAGGTACTGGTTTTGCTTGTAAACTTCGTAGCGTAGTAGATTATGACAAAAAAGAAAATTGTTTTGTGGTAACTGAATTGCCCTATTCGGTATATACTAATACAATTTGTGGAGAACTTGAAAACATCATCAATGGAGAAGAAAATCCAGGGGTTGATAGATTTAATGACCTTACCAATAAAACTCCATTAATTAAAATCTATCTCACTAAAAAGGCAAATCCAAACAAAGTATTAAAATATCTATTCAAAAATACTTCACTTCAATCTCACTATTCAATTAACTTTACAATGCTTGACAATGGACGCTTTCCAAAAGTATTCACATGGAAAGAAATGCTTCAAGCACATATCGACCACGAAAAAGAGGTATATAGAAGAGGTTATGAATTTGACCTCAAAAAAATCGAAGACCGTCTCCACATAATTGAAGGTCTTCTTAAAGTAATTGAGGACATTGACAATGTAGTCCGTCTCATCAAAACATCCGAATCTACGTCGGTTGCGCGCGAACGTCTGATGAGCGAATATGTCCTTGATGAAGTTCAAACAAAAGCAATTCTCGATATGAAACTTTCTCGACTTGCACACCTTGAAGTCGAAAAGTTAAAATCTGAAAAGTCAAAACTTGAAAAAGAACGAGAATTCATCTATAATATAATTAACAATGAAAGCGAGTTCAATGCTCAACTCATTAAGGGATGGCGCGATGTAGCAAACAAATTTGGCGATGCGCGCCGCACACAAATTCTCAACATCTCAAAAGATGATGAAGAACCGACAGAAACACAAGAACTACTTATCAATCTGTCGAACCAAAACAATATTTATGTTACCACCACTTCTACGCTCTATTCACAACGGCGCGGAGGTGTGGGAAATAAATTCAAAATGAGTAAGGGAGAATATGTAATTGCTACTGCTTCAGGCACTAACATTGACACCGTTCTTCTTTTCTCGAATCTTGGAAACTGCTTCCATTTAATGCCTTCTGAACTTCAATTTGAAGAAGTAATTCCAATTGAAAGCATAGTAGAATTAAGTGCAGGAGAACGCATTGAAGAACTTGTTTTCCTCAACAAAAAGAAACAAAAAGAACACATAATCTTTTTTACAAAAAAAGGTATTTTAAAGAAAAGTAGGCTTTCAGAGTATAACATAAAACGCAAAGGCGGTGTTAAGGCTCTAAACTTAGATAATAACGATGAAATAGTGTCGATTCTTTTTGTAGACAATGAACAAGTTGGTATGATGACTGCGCGCGGTCAGTTCGTATTGTGTGAAACAAAGGATATTCGTCCAATAGGACGAGTAGCAAGGGGAGTTAAGGGTATAACTCTTAATGATGGCGATGTTCTTGTATCAGCAAAGGTAATTCCTTCTGACACAAAAGAATTTTTAAGCGTAAGTGAAAAAGGATATATTAAACGAACAACCGCAAAAGATTTTACAATAACCGGAAGAGCAACAAAAGGAAGTAAAATCCACTCGCTCAAAGATAATGATGATAAACTAATAGCTTTTGCTCCTATAAACAATGAAAGAGAAACCATTGTAGTGGCTTCCAATGCACAAATTAAAATTAATTTAAATGAGATAAATCTTCTTTCAAAGGGTGCACAGGGAACAAAATCAATGAAACTTTCAAACGCAAAAATTATTGGACTACTTGTTATGTAAGTAGAGAAATCAAAATTTGAGTTTAATTCAAAAATTTAGTATAATATTTATAGAAAGTTGAGAGAAACTTTCAGAAAAAAACACATTTATTAATTTATTTAAACAAGGAGATTTTAAAATTATGAAGCTTACAGAAAAGTCAAATGAAGTATTCGAGTATGTAAAGAACAATGGTGGAAAGGTTTCGATTCCTGAGCTGGCAAATGCTCTTGATAGAACAGAGCGTTCGGTAGGAGCTAACGTAACAGACCTCACAAAGAAGGGCCTCGCTATGAGAGAGAAGGTTGAGGTTGAGGGTGCTGATAAGCCGATTACTTACGTCGTTCTTACAGATGAGGGCAAGGTATTTGTTCCAAGCGAAGACGAGGAGTAATTAAATAGGAGGGTTGAATAAACCCTCCATTATTATTCTTTACACAGATTTAAACAAACAGAGCTAGACAAACAAATGAGGTAAAAATTAATGTTAAGACAGGCAGAAAATAGAGCAAAAATAGAAGGAATTCTCGCTGAAATTGATATTAAGCCAGGTTCATTTAATAAGAATGGACAGACAGTAGAATCTATTGGTGGTTCAATTACAGTTAAGGTTACTCAGAAGATTAGTGGAGAAGAGAAGGAACTGGCCATTCCGGTTCACATGTTTGCTTCGAAGCTGACAAATAAGGGTACACCGAACCCAGCATATGAGTCAATTAAGAAAATTGCTGATGAGTATGTAAGTATCGCAGCATCTGACAATGGTGAAGATGGCGCGGACAGAGTTCGTATCACTAATGCAAGTATTCGTATGAACGAGTATTATAGTGCAGACGGTAGACTTGTTTCCTTCCCAAGAATTAATGCTTCGTTTGTCAATCGTATTTCCAAGGCTGAGTGCAAGCCAGAGGCAACTTATACAGCAGAGTTTGTAGTTGCTAACAAGAGTGAAGAGATTGATAGAAATGGAGAGGCTACAGGTAGATATAGAATTGACGCAATTATTCCACAGTATGGTGGAAAGGTCGATGTCGTTCCTATGTTCGCACAGAGTGAGGGCGTAATCAGCGCAGTATCTACTTATTGGGAAGTTGGTAATACTGTTAAGGCAAACGGTAGACTTGATTTCTCTGCAACAACTGAGACAATTATCGAGGAAGTTGACTTTGGTGAGCCAATTGAGAAGACAAGAACCATTAATAGAAGTGACCTTATCATCACTGGCGGTTCGCAGGAGCCACTTGAGGGTGATTATGCTTTCGATAATGCAGAGATTCAGAACGCTCTTGCAGAAAGAAAGATTAGACTTGAGAAGCAGAAGGACAGAGATATGTCCAGAGCTGCTACAAGACAGGCACCGCAGCAGTCTCCAAAGAATGGATTCGCTGACCTTGGATTTTAATGGAGGTGGGCTTCAATGATTGATATTTTATCCATTGAGCCTACGGTTATTTCTAGAGATTTAAAAGGTAAGTATTTACTTTTATATGGTAAGCCTAAAACCGGGAAGACTACTATGGCTTCCCGGTTTCCTAAAAATCTTTTAATTGCTTTTGAGAAAGGCTATAATGCCATTGATGGAATTAAGGCCGTTGATATTAATAAGTGGTCAGAATTTCGTCAGGTTTTAAGGCAATTAGAGAAACCAGAAGCTCAGGCTATGTATGATACGATTACAATTGATACAACTACTATTGCGTATGAAATGTGTGAACAGTTTGTATGCAGCCAGAATGGAGTTCAGTCAATTCGTGATATTCCTTGGGGTCAGGGTTGGACTCTGGCTAAAAAAGAGTTTGAAACTTGTTTAAGAAAAATAACAATGCTTGGCTATGGTCTAGTTCTTATCTCTCATATTGAGACAAGAAAAGAAAAGACTGCTGATGATAGTGAGATTGAAATTCTTGCTCCGTCGATGCCAAAGCGTTGCTATGAAGTAGTAAATCAAATAGTAGATATTATTGGTTATATTGCTACTGAATGGGATGAAGATGGTAATAGCCATAGGTGGCTGTATACTAGACAGACTCCAACCGTTATGGCGGGCAGTCGATTCCCGTATCTTGCGCCAAAGATTAAGCTTGGTTATGATGAACTTGTTGAAGCAATTAATGAGGCTATTGATAAACAGAGAGACCTTGATGGCGCGACAGTAGTAGACAAGCTCGAAAAGAAAGTAGAAGAAGAACTTAGCTTCACTGAGATACGTGATGAGGCCCAACAGATTTGGGCAAAATTAGTTAACGCCGATCCGGCTAATGCAGAGCGTGTTTTAAAGAAAGTTGAAATGATTTTTGGTAGAAAACTTAAGTTATCAGAGATAACTGAAGACCAAAAAGAGCCTTTCTTCTTAGTATTACTTGAAATGAGAGATATGGTTAAATAAATTAGAAAGAGTAGGTTAAGCCTACTCTTTTTAAATTTGACTTATTTTCATTTTTGTGTTATAATATAATAAAGAAGAAAGGAGTTTTGATATGGCAAAATGTAGGATTTGTAATATTGAAATAGACAAAGAAAAAGATGATTGGATAATGCCATCACGTAATTATTATTACCATAGGCAGTGTTATAAGAATTGGAAGAAAGCACAACCCGACAATGATGAAGATTATGTAGATTTAATTTATGACTTTATCGCGCGCGACCTCAAAGCCGCGTATGATTATTGGGTGTGTGAAGCACAACGTAAAAAGTTTTTAAAAGAGAAGATGACCAATAAGGGCATCTTATTTGCATTGAAATATTTTTATGAGATAAAGCACGGTGATTGGGAAAAGGGACATGGCGGAATTGGTATAGTTCCTTTTATATATAGTGATGCTTGTGCGTACTGGGCCGCGCGAGAACGTCAGTCTGCTGGAACAATCGCAGAGATTGAACGTCAGATGCGCGCGGCCGCGGAAAGAACTAAAGTTAGTGTAACTAAAAAACCTAAAACAAAACATCAGGTTGATTTTAGCGTGTTAGATGATTTGGAGGATGAGGAATAATATGATTTTTCGTAATAGAAGACGTGGTATTAGTTGGAAAACCTATTATAAATCTATTTATCTTCTTCCAACCATTGAAATTAGTCAACTCAAAAATGGTGATATTACATATTCATGTCAATTTATGTGGCTGTGGTTTAATATAGAATTTTATAAAGAGGGTAAAGTTAAAAAATGATAGATAAACGTGATACTCAACAGATACTCGGTTGCTTAATGAAAAAACCGCAGCTGTTAAGTGAAATTGATAAGTATTCATTTATCTTAACAGATTTTCCTTCAAGATTCGAGCGGTCAATTTTTATGGCAATCAATGGATTGTATAGAAACGGAGCAACAAAAATACAACCTATAGATATAGAAAATTTTATAGAGCCAGACCAAGTATCGGCAAAATTATTTAAAGACAAAAATGGAATTGAATATCTGCAAGATATAATAGAGTTATCAGAAGTTGATAATTTTGACTTCTATTATAATCGTTTTAAGATGTTTAATTTACTTAAGGACTTAAAAAAGCAGGGTTTTGATACAAGCGAATTTTATTGCGAAGATTTATTAAACCCAAAAGCCGAAGAAATTAATCAAAGCTTTAATATGTTAAGTCCGAAACTGATAACTGATGCAGTTAGAAAAAAATTATTAGGTGTTGAAGCCAAATATGAAACAACTGATGAAATAGAAGTTGAATCTGCAGCTCAAGGAATGAACACATTAGTCGATGAACTTGGCGCGGCGTATGAAATTGGTATGCCGATACAGGGAGAAATTTTTAACCAAGTTATTGATGGAGCAAAGAAAGGAACTTTAACAATTAGGTCGGCCGCGTCTGGTGTAGGTAAGACAAGAAATGCAGTAGCTGATGCGTGTTATTTGGCTTATCCGATTAGGTATAATAGTACAACTTGTGAATGGGAGCAGGTTGGAAACTGTGAAAAGGTTTTATTTATTGTAACAGAGCAGAGATTTAAAGAAGTCAGAACGATGATTTTGGCTTACTTAACAGATATAAACGCAACAAGATTTAAATATGCAGATTTCTCTAATAGGGAGCGCGCAGTTATAACACAAGCGATTGCATTAATGGAGAAATATAATAATTTAATACTTGTTAAAATGCCGAATCCAACAATTGAATCAGTTAAAACAATTGTAAGGGAAAATTGTATTGTATATGATATAGGTTATGTTTTTTACGACTATATATTTATTGGACCGTCGTTATTAAATGAGTTTAAAGGATTTGCATTGAGAAATGATGAAGTGTTGCTTATGTTCGCGACCGCGCTAAAAGATTTGGCGGTTGAGTTAGACGTAGCGATGTTTACATCTACTCAGCTTAATGCAAAAGGTGATGATAATAAAGATATAAGAAACGAAGGTACATTAGCAGGTGGCCGCAGTACGATTAATAAGGCTGATAATGGTGCAATTATGGCAAGACCAACAAAGGAAGAACTAGAAGTTCTCGCGCCATTATATGAAAACCATCCAGAGAATAAACCGAATTTAGTAACAGATATTTTTAAAGTTAGAAGCGGTGAGTGGACGCAGGTTCGTATTTGGTCTGATATGAATTTGGGAACATTAAAGAAAAGAGATTTGTTTATTACAGACTCACGAATGGACCCAGTTGAAGACTTCTATACAAGAACTGATTATAATATTAAAAGTTGGGAAGATTCTGAAGATGAACATTTTAAGATAATAGTAGAAAGGTTAAATAATGGTGAGGTAATTGATTGATTATAAAGGTATAGTTGAGCAATTAGATACACAAAAAGTAATTCAATTAATGGAAACACTAGGTGCGGATAATTATATTGAAAAACCAGGATATGTAATCTTTCCAACTATTTGTCATAATGAAGATGCCGATGAAGCATCTATGAAATTATATTATTATGAAAATAATCACCTCTTTGTATGCTATACAGAGTGTGGTAATATGTCAATCTTTAAATTTCTTAAACATTATTATGAGTGTAGAGGATATGATTACGATTGGTATCAAGATATATATAAGGTAATTCTTGATTGTAGTAATTATCGCAAACCAGACGGCTTCGCGCCGAAGAGGTATCAGCGTATACGAGATACGTACGCTGCGCCCGAGCGTATAGAGCTTCCGACATATCCGAATGGAATAATTGATGTATTTACAAAATTCTATCCACCGGAGTGGTTAAACGATGGTATTACTAAAACGAGCATGGAAAAATTTAATATACGTTATTCGGTACCACAGAATAAGATTATAATACCGCATTATAACCCAAAAGGTGAACTCATTGGAATACGAGGGCGCGCACTTAACGAATGGGAAATTGAGAATGTGGGTAAATATATGCCAGTACAGATTGAAGGTAAGTGGTATAGTCATCCATTATCACTTAATCTGTATGGATTAAATTGGACTAAAGAAAATATAAAGCGAACGGGTACGTGTTTCTTGGTTGAAAGCGAAAAAGCTTGTATGCAAATGGAAGGCTGGGATTTCGCGAACTGCTCGGCCGCAGTGTGCGGAAGTCAGTTTAATAAGCATGCTTTAAAACTACTAATGCAAACCGCACATCCGCGCGAGGTCGTAATTTGTTTTGACAAAGAAGAGTTGCCTGGTAGTGAAGACTATTTTAATAAGTTGTATTCAATAGGAAAAAAATACTCAACTTATTGCGACTTTTCATTTATATATGATAGAGAGAATTTGTTAGATATGAAAGATTCACCGACGGATAAAGGAAGTGAAGTCTTTTGGAAACTTTATAGAAAGAGAGTAAGAGTAAAATGATGTGTAGTTATATAAAAATAGAAGAATATGCTTCTTATATTTTAGACTTTATTGGTTCAAAAAAATATGAAGAAATTTTAGCTAGTATGTCATATACTAATCCAGAATTTAAACAAGGTTTTATACAAGGACTAGTATGGTCTGGATTATTGATGCACAAATGTAAACAATATGTAGGAGATGCGAATGAAGACTAAACTTGTAAATAAAGATATAAGAGAGAATTATACAAATGAATTACTTATGGAGCGCGGGCTTAGCCCCGAAGAATTAGATTACTTTCTTAATGTGCCAGATGATTCATATTTAGAAGACCCAATCTTATTTGATAATATAGACCAAGCTTGGGCGCTATTTAAAGTTATGATTGAAGCCTCAAAAGATGAAACCATAACGGTAGTTGTAGACAGCGATGTCGATGGCTTTACCTCAGCCGCAATCTTCATACAATATCTGCGTAAATTTAATAAGGAAGTTAAAATCGTTCCAATTTTACATCAAGGTAAAGGTCATGGTTTATCTGATACATATGAAGATGTATTTAATACCTATCCATCTTATGTGGTGCTTCCAGATGCAGGTAGTAATGACTATGAATATATGGAAAGACTGATAATGGAAAGAGAAGATGGAGATATTATTCCTAGCTTCCTCATTCTTGACCACCATATTGTAGAACCAGATACAAAGTTTTGTGACCGTGCCGCAATTGTAAATAATCAATTATCGCCAAGATATCATAATAAAGATTTATGTGGCGCGGGAGTGACTTGGCAATTCTGTAGGTATATGGATAGATGCGAAGGCACAAACTATGCAGATGAATTTATCGACCTGGCAGCACTTGGTTTAATTTCTGATATGATGTCGATGTTATCGCTTGAGAATAGATATATCGTACACACAGGACTTGCTAATATCAAAAACTATTTCTTTAAAGCACTTTGTGAAAAGCAATCTTTCTCAATGGGTGGCAAGGTCAACCCAATTAGCGTAGCCTTCTATATAACCCCACTTATTAATGCGATGATTCGAGCTGGCGCAGAAGACGAAAAGCAACGCTGTTTCCAAGCTTTTATCG